TAGGAATAACGCTGCTTGATTTGAAGTTGTAGAACTTGCAATGGTTAAATTAGTAAATCCTCCAAAAGTCATTGGCGCAGTCGTTCCGATGCCTACGTTGCCAGCGGAAGTGATTCGCATACGTTCATCTCCAGCGACTCTAAATAATATATTTGAGCCTGCTGATGCTGCGTTTAATTGTAAATCACTTGTATTTACTTTTGAAATAGTTTGATTGCTATCTGAAACATTATAGCTCGCCGCCGTAGGTATCGGAACGACTAGCCCAGGTGTATCTTTAGAAGTTAATGGATTAATAAGAAGCGTTCCTACATACAATAATACTACTGCAACCCTTCCAAATTTAGTGGTAAGTGCTGGAGGTACTTTTGAACGTTCAACAACTTCATCAAAAAGGTACAAGGAAAATATAACTTTATGGAATGGAAAAGGCTTAGATACTATTTTAGCTTTACAACCTAAAGAATTTACCTACAAATCAGATTATTATAATTATCCAGATAGAAAGTTTTTAGGATTAATAGCTGAGGAAGTGGCAGAAGTTTCTTCTTACTTAACAGATTTTGCAAATGAAGACGGAAGCGGTCAAATAGAAAACGTAAGATACGCTAATTACTTTGTCCATTCCGTCAAGAGAAGGGATAGAGTCTAATTGAGATATTACCCAGTTGAATGCCATATTATTTATTTTTTAATGTATCTAATTCTGCTTTTAATTCTTGAACTGCTTTGATTAAAGGTACTACTATATGAGCATATCTTACGTTTTCCACTTGTCCAGTTCTATCTTCATTTTCAAAATCTGCTAAATATGGACTAACTTCTGCCACTTCTTCAGCGATTAATCCTAGCATTAATGTTTCAGGATTTTTATAATAATCGCTTTTATAAGTAAAAGTCACTGGATTTAAAGCTAAAATAGTATTTAAGCCGTTGTCCGACCATGAATTTATGTTTTCTTTAAATCTTCTAGAAGAAGCTACAGAACGCTCAAAAGTACCGGTGCTACCCATATACAAATTAGCTAAATTCATAGTTGTATTTGAATATGTAAAAGGAGATTTTAGCGCTCCAACATTTGAAACACTTAATAAATTACTTGCTCCGTCTGTGATTTGCCAAACATCATCAGCGGATATATTTAAACCTACCTCAAATGTTCTCGAAGTTCCAGAAGTATTTTTACCAACAAATCTTAATGAAGCATAAGAACCATTATTTGTACTTTCAATAGTTGGTCTAATGCTCGCTCCATATAAATGTAATAACTGACCTGGCGAAGTAGTTCCAATGCCTACGTTGCCAGAGGTGGCATTCATTGAAAGTATATTATTAAAACTAAATGTACTGCCAGCCGTTCCAGTTGCTGCACCTCCAAACGTAATACTATTGTTTACTCCGCTCATTGTTAAAATAGTAGAAGCTGAAGCATTTTTGCGGACCCAGTTAGAACCATTATAATAAGCGTTTGAAACTATATACATTTCAGCAGAACCTCCACCACCATTATAATTAGCTATTGCATTTCCAGCAATACCCTCAATCATAGGTGCAACAATAGAACTACCCCAAGCACTTAAAGAAGAAATTGCACTACCAAATCCACCAGTTGCCGTAACACTACTCGAAAACGTTGCACTTGTACCACTTAAAGCTCCCGTAAGTGTGCCTCCGCTTAAAGGTAGGTAAGAGGATAATTGTGAAGTTAAAGCAAGCGTACCGTTTGAATTTGGCAAAGTGTAAGTGTATCCAGAGCCTCCAGTTCCATAGTTAAAAGTAGCTTGTTTACTATTTACCCCATTTACAAAGTTAAAGTAATCCGCAGTTCCCCCAATTTGAGTGTATCCTGAAACGTTTGCAAATCCTCCGCTTTCACTAAATCTTAAACCAGAAGCGTGGACTGAGGTTGTAAAAGTTTTAATTCCTGCTATAGACTGATTCGTACTAGTATCTACATAGGTGCTAGAATCTACAGAGCCATCCGCTTTTAAGAATTGAGCTGAAGTACCACCACTTTTTACTAGCGTTGTCGCATTTAAAGTACCTACGATTGTCACTGCATTACCGCTACCACTAGATTTATTAACATAAATCCCCTCTCCATTACCTGCCTTGCTAATATTTAAAGCAATACCGCTTCCGCTTGAGTGTGTGATGTCTACCGTATTATCACTTCCTGAACTAGAGAAAGTACCTTTTGCTGCTAATAAAGTATGTGTTCCTAAATCTACGTTTCCAGTTGCACCAGTGTAAGGAACGTAAGTAGAAGCTGCCGAGCTTGTAGTTAAGTAAGTGCTATTGTCATAGCTAATCGTCGTACCGCTTGCTTTTACAAAACCAGTTCCGTTTAAATCATCTTGCTTTGCATCTAAAGCAGATTGTAAATCAGTTTGTGAGCTTAACGTTCCAGTTATTGCACCCCATACCGCAGTTGAATCGGCAATCTCAATGTAAGCAGAGCCTGACCAACGATAGATTTTATTCGTATCTAAGACAACATAAATCTTGCCAGTTTCGCCAGTCGCAGGAAGTGCTGCGTAATTGGCAACTTCTACAATGTCATCTACATAGCTAGGCAATTGAGAAGATGGAACTTTACCACCTACTAAATCTGCTTTTAATCCAAGAGCCGTGTTTAAATCAGTTTGATCGGCTAGAGTACCTGTAATATCTCCCCATTCAACACCAAAGTTACCTGTTAATGAGTTGATATTAATCTCAACAAGCGTAGGTGTCACATTAAGTGTGATATCCTCTCTGTTGTCAATTATATTAACATCAATCAATTCATCACTTGCTTGAGAAGTGATTTCAATTGTATTTGTTGTTTCGGTAACTATGATGTCTATAATATCTTCCATTCTAGCGAGTAACTTCAGGTGTAACGTTAAATCCTCCTTTTACATAAGTCTTTACTTCGCCACTTGACAAAGTAAATTGAATGTCGTAAACGTAATTAAAGACTTCGATGTCAATTATTTGCTCATTGATTTTAAATAAACCAGATGCCGCAGTCGTGATTGTGATACCTGCTGAAGAAACTGATGTCAAAGCAAGAGCTGGAGATACATCAGAGTAATTTTTACGCAGTTGCATTTTGATTGTCGCACCAGTTAGGTCAATAGCCGTGCCGTTCTTTTTAACCTCAAAAGCTACTTCACTAAATGTATCGCCTTTTGTATGCGTGAAATTAAGAGCCATTTTCTATTTTGTTAAGGTAAACCTTTAATTTTTTAACGTTTGTGTCTTTAGTGGCATATTTGCCCCTAGATCCACCAGCCACTGAAGTCAGCCTGCTTGTCGGGGAACATATCTGCATTGCTATTCGTGTTATATTCTGGAAAACTTGCTTGATTAAAACTCATATAATCAATGAATCTGCGAGTGTAATGCTCTGCGATAGAGCGTTCCTTTTCGATTAGGAAGTCTATCTCTTCCTTATCTACGTTTTGAGCGTTCTCAGATGAATGTTTAAATACTCCTTTGCCTGCAAAAGTGTAAGCACTAAACGGCATAAACTCTACCATAGACCAATGAATTACCATCGGTTTAATATAAGTATTTAAAAGCGTTGTATATGGCGATGCAAGATTCCCTGCAACGATTCCATCATTGATTTTGTTGAACAACTTAGTTCCAAGATAGCCTTGAATGTGAATATCTTGAGCCACTTTTACCCATTGAATAAAACGATCTGTATCAATGTTACCGTTTAATGCGGTAAATCTTACAATGTCATCACGGCTAATAAATAATGCTTGTGCCATTCTTTTAATTATTTGGGTAAAAATCCTTTATTTGGCATATCAATCGGTGCAGTATAAACCAAATTGTTATCCTTTCTATATCCTTTTCCATCTGATTTATTAAATGGATTTGGTAAAATCTCGCCTGCTTTTCTTGCCTCCGCTGGTGTAATTTCTTGCGCTCCCTTTCTTCTTGGATCAGTAAAACGTTTATAAGTTTCGCGAGTCCAGAAGTGGTGGCAAGCTCCTCCTCCTTTATAAAGAAAAATATCATAGGTATCTGCACCAAACGGCCCAAATCCCGGGTTAGTATTTGGCTTTTGCCCCATACGAATGATATCCTCTTTACGATATAGCTTATTTGCCTTAATCATTTTCTGACAAAACTCACGAGAATCAGCTGATATTTCGCCAGTATATCTGTAACGAGAAGCAAATAATTTGCCATCTTGCTCAGATCCTAAGTCTGGTCTAGCAACTCCAGTAGTTACAAACTCCCAAACCTTAGATAGCAATGATTTAGATGGGTTGTTTAAAGCCTCTAGCTCTGCATCTAAGCGTTCTTCTTCTTCGTATGACACTGGTCTTGAATCAATTAATTCCCACTCGTCAGGATTCATTTCTGCACCGTATTCTTCTACATCTAATTTATCAATGTGAGAGGAAAATTGTGTAGCCGCAGGGATATCTGTACCCTCTGCTTTAGGTGGCAATAACACCAAATTACGAATTTCGTTTGGTGTCATGCTTTCAAGTACCTTAGTTGCTACTAATGGCGATAAGCTATTCAATGCTTCGATGATATCGTTACCACCTGAAGTATCTGTAAGATCGCCTTGTGCATCCAATGGCTGAAGCGTAATGAACTCTAATTGTAAAGTGATACCATTGTATCCTAGAATCTTATTTAGTGCCTCTATTACCGTTTGTTGGAACGGTCTGATTACCATATTGTCAAATAAGATAGAAGCATTTTTTAGCTCATCTGCATTCGAGCTAAATCCGTTATTTGATGGCACACCGAATAATAAACCAGATGTGACAGAGTGGCCAAGTAGAATCTTGCCACGAGCCTCCTCGCTTAAATACTGATAGTGAGCTGGCGCATCGTTTAAAGGAACTGAGTCAATAGTCGTTTTCTTAGTCTCATCGCTATTAAAAGCAACTACAACTTTAGCACCGCTAGATCCAGTCAATTTGCGCTTAACATCGGAAGCGATTAGGCTTTGTTTCTCCTCATCTGGTACTCCGTTATTGAAGTTAATTACAGAGGTTGGAGAGAATCCGTGTTGAACATCGTTAATTAAAAAGTCTGCAATCTCTTCCTCTAGTTTAGCGTAAGGAATTGCACCAATATAATCTACATTTGAATAGTATTTTTGTCCTACGCTATACTCGCCCACACGAAGCAACTCAAGCTTCTTGTCACCGTATCCAAAAGCAGGGATTCTTTGAGGTGGGAATTTTTTTGTTTCCTCCCAGTTGTCAGAATAATAGTACCCAGTTATTTCTCCCTTGTCATTACACTTTTCGGCTCTAATCAATTGCGCTGGAATGTGCTCAACTCTTAAAATTGAATTGCCATTCTTGCTATAAATCAGCTGAAAATATCCTTGACCTAAAAGATATTCATCTTTGATGACTTTCTTTAAAACCTCAGGGCGGAAAAGCATTTTCATCTGAGCGTAGTCATTAGGCTTCTTGCTTGAATCTTTAGCATCTAAGCCCTGACCGTAGATCAGTTTAGTGATTGCGTTTATGACTGCGCTATTCGTTGTCGAATTATTGTATCTGTCAATCAAATACTGAAAGTAATTGTTGTCATCACCGAACTCCACCCAGTTATCTCTTTTCGATTCTGTTGTCGTTGGCGGTTTATGCGATTCAAAATTGAAAACGTGAACGTTACTCATAGAAAATTATGTTTTGAGTGCTTTCTACATATTCATCTTTATTGATTGAATACGTTGCAATCGTTTGATTTGTGCAGAATACTTTATCACGATAAACTAATTCTTCGCCATCCAAAATAGTCATCTCATAAAAATGCCCTTCTAATAAAGTGAGGATTTTTGAGAATGTAGAATAGTAAGAGCTTGCAGTTGTCGTGATGGAATAGGTGGTAGATTCGTTTGTCGTTTCGTTTCTTAAAATTAAAGAATTTCCGCTACTTCTACGAGTAGGGATAAAGCGCACCGTTTGTGCCGTTCCTATTTCTTTTAATACTATCACATTCTATAAACGTTTTTTGAATGGCTTTGTTTTTAAATGGCTATATTTGCATATCGACTGCAACCGATACAACAACTTAACGGCTCACTTCAATTATAGAACGTTGCAGATCTATTTTTGATTTGAGCCTTTTTATTTATGGAAACTTGGAAAGATATTAATGGCTATGAAGGCATTTACAAAATCAACAATTTAGGTGTAATTACCAGAGCCTCAAACAATAAATGCATTAAGCCATTTGTTACAGAAAAAGGTTATGTAAAAATAAGATTACATAAAAACGGCAAATGCTCTAGATTTTTAGTTCATCGATTATTAATGATTGCATTTGTAGATAAGCCAATAGACAAAGACGATGTTAATCACATAAACGGAATCAAAACCGATAATAGATTAGCTAATTTAGAATGGTGTACTAGACAAGAAAATATAATTCATTCTTTTAAAAATGGATTATCAATTAGGTCAAAAAATGCAGGAAGAAAACCACGAAAAATTATTGATACAACAAATCAAATAGTATATAATTCTATTTCTGAATTATCAAATAAATTACAAATTAATGAAATGACTCTTAGTAGAAGAATTAAAAATCAAAAGATAAATTACTCATTCCTATGAAATGGAGAAGGGGCAATCAAGCCCCTCCTCAAATCATCACAAAAAACAATCTTTGTTAAGATCCAGTCACTACCGTAAAGCCAGCAGATGACAATGTAGCTCCCAAGAAGTTTGCAGGAACTGGCTCTTGTCCAGTCAAAGTCAAAGTGTATCCTGATAAATCTCCCATCGCTGCACCAGTTACAATCGTACCGCCAGATACTTCCATTCCGTGCTGAAGACCAGCATAGAAGAAGTTCCCGTTGTTATCTTCTACGATAACTTGCGGACGGCCATAAGCCAATAATTTGATTTGCTTGTGATCTGCAATAGATAATTTCTTTAAAGTAACGCTTAACGTTTGCTCAAAGAAAGTTGTACCGTTTTCACGGCTAGAAGTAATTGTTTGCTCGAAGCTAGAGTTTCCCTTAATCTCATATTTATAAGCTGAGGGTGTTCCAGTTACTGCATCAATCACATCGGTGTCTGTGCTATCATAAGTATAGCCAGTTGCATCGCCCCAATTCACAAAGTAAACGGCTTTTAAACCGCCGGTACTAGTTTTGCAAGGCTCAATGCGTCCTAATGAAATATCGCAAGGCATATTGATGTTATTTAAAAAATTAAAAATTAGCACCCCGAATTAACGAGGTGCTTTTTTATTTGCTATTAGTTAGCTGAGTTAGTGATACCGTAAGTCACGATGTCTTCAACGATTCCGTATTGAACACCAGCAGTTAAGCGCATTACAACACGAACGTTTTGAGAGCCATCAATGTCAGCCATATCAATAACTTTAACCTCAGTCATATCTGTCATTAAGCCAGTACCGAAGTATAAGTTGTCTTTCAATGTAGCACAAGCTGTGTTTGAAGCTAAACCGTTTGCAACAAAGATTTTAACACCATCAAATGATAATGATCCGTTATTGTACCATTGAGTTCCTTGAGCGTTAGTACCGTTAGCACCTAAGCCTGAAGCACCAAATCCACCTAAAGCACGAACGTAAGCACGAGCGATGTTTTGAGAAACGTATAAGTATAAGTTCTCGTTAGTGTAAAGAGCAGAAGGGATAGCATCAACGATTTTGCCTAATTCAGCAACAACGTTAGAAGCAGTAACCGTAGTACCTGCAACCTCGTTAGCAGTTGGCAATGCAGCATCAGCAGCTAATAATGTCATGATACCATTGAATTCGCCTGCGTTAGCAGTTACACCAGTCCAGATGTTAGTTTCGTTTTTAGCAGCAACTTTAGCAGCAACGTGAGCAACTAAGAAATCAGCGAAAGACTTTGGTAAAACATCAAATGCAGAGTAACCTTGTTGAGCTGATAACCAATCGGAGTGGAAATCTTTCTTGCAAAGTTGTAAGTTCACTTGGAATTCTTCTGGTTGTAAAACACGCTCAGTAAGAGTAACTGTTGAAGTTGCAGTAAAATCACAAGTAGCATCTTTCAAGATTGCATCAGTAGCAATTTTCTTGATTACCTCTTTGTACTTTACGTTTGGTTTGATCTCGATACCACCGTTGTCGATAGTTGGAGAAGACAATAATGCTGCTGCGATAATTTTATCTTTAAACTCGCCAGCGTAAGTTGTAGTGATTGACGTTGTAGTTGCCATTTCTTATTTAATTAATTTTAGTTGAATAATTTGTTATAGACTGAATCTTGAACTCCTTTAGAGCGATTCTTTGCATATCTGAAACCTTCAGGTTTGATAGCTGATTCAGGGTTAAATGAGATTGGCTCAGCCGCCTCTTCTTGAGATGCTAATTGAACTTCTTCTTCTTTTTGTTGAGCTGCTAATTTTAACGCTTCAATCTCAGCTTTCAATTCAGCAACTTGTGCTTCAAAGAAAGATTCTTTCGAAACTGACTCAACAATTCTTTTAGGTTGTGGAGCAGATGGAGATGCTTCCATTTCTGGTGCAACTACTTCTTCAGGTGCAGGTGCTGCTTCAGCCTCAGGAGCTACTTCTTCTTCAGCTTTTGGGCCGATTGAAGCAATAATTCCTTCAACTTCTACAACTACCATTGAACCATCTTGCAATTCGTACTCTCCTACTGGCATCGGTACGATACCATCTGGAGTCACAATTCCCACTGAGTATTCAGGCTCAAACTCTTCTGCCTCTACGATAGTAATTCCATCGGCTAGAGTCATTTGAGCAAGCTTAACCTCAAGCGACAAAAGTGCTTTGATCTGGTTTAATTTGTTCTTGTATTCCATTTATTTATTTGTTTTAATTTACTAGCTTCCAGAGCCCACCGTTCTAGGCTCGTTTGTATTAATTACTAATGAAGTTCCTTGACCTACCAAAGCACCGATGCCTTGATTGATTTCTTCCCCTTTGCAACACTCCTTTGAGTATGTGCCATCTTCACAAAGACAAGCCTCTTTATTGCTTGCTTGTGGACTTGTTTTTTTACTTGCCATCTTTTAAAATGTTTAGTATTTCGTTTATTAAATTCTCAGCTTCTTCTTCTTGCAATGACATTTCCAATTTGTCAGCAAAATATCCTTCGATTGAGAAGCCTTTATACTTACCTTCTTTAGCATCTTTCCAGACTTTGTCATCCTCTATTTTCATAGAAATCATCCAAGTACCTTTTGGAAGCTCAAAGCCGTATGCTTTAGACTTGTCCATTTCTGGGTTGTCAATAATCCAAGATTCTACCACCGTAGCACCATCGAATTTTGTCTTGTGGTCTAGGGTTGCGTTTGATTGGTTTCCTTTTTGTAGGAATAATTCACTCGCTTTCTTTACCGTAGCCTCAGAAAAGAAAACATAAAACTCATCCTTTCCGTGCTTACGATAGATTTGCTTATTTGGAACTAGAGCCGCACCCATCAAAATGCGTTTCTCTGCATCCACCTCTGCCAAATCCATTTTGTATTCTTTTGCTAGAGCAATAAAGTTTTCTTCAATAGCTGGTGCATCAACGAGGCTTACCGCATCAATGCCATCCATGTCCTTTTCGATAACTAATTCAACTATTCTCATATCGCATAAACGTTTAAAATTATCCCTTGTTTTATTTTCACTATCCTAAAGTTGCAGATTTAACGATATTTCTATCAAGTGCCTGCTGGGTGGTTACATCCTGAGATACAACGTAGGCTCTAACTACTGGTTGCTCTTTGCCTAAAGTTTGTGCAATTTGGTTAGCTCCAGAAGTGCCAACTACATTAAATTGAGGAGCATTCGTTGCAGTCATTCCGGGAGCAGATCCACCGCCTCCACCACCTCCCGGCACTTGGACATCTAAAATCTTTTGTACGTTTTGGAATGCAGCCGTTCCTAGCACTACCGTAGATGCAATTTTCGTTGCAGTTCCCCAAGGTTCTGGGTATGGGTTAGGAGCTTTCCAAATTTCTGATATACCTAAATAAGCATTTATTGTTGCTTGAGCAATTGCTAATGCTTTTCCCTCAGCTGTTTGTTGCCCTAAGATATTTGAATAATCTCCAAGTATAGAAGCAGACTGCATCAATAATTGCTTCTTTGCATCTAAAACTAATTTTTCTTTTTTAATTCTTTCATTAGCTTGCTCAGCTTCGTATTTTGTCCTTGCATCCTCCCCTTCAGTTCTAATCTTTAAAAGATCCTCTTCTTTTTTCTTTTCAATCTCAGCTTGCTTAATTGCTCGCTCAGTTTCTAGCAAAGCATATAAGCTATTTTTTTCTGCATTATCTTTTGTGATTGCATCAATTTCTTGTGCTCTGCGTTTGTACCATAGGTCAAGTTTTTGTTGCTCGCTTACTGCACGTAAATCTTCAATTTCAGTTGAGTATTGTTTTTCTAATTCTGCAATCTTTTTTTGATGCTCTTCGTATGCGAATAGCTCATCAATCAATGCTTGCGTGTAGCTATCTAAATACGTTTCATCATCTTTAATTTTTTCTTTAATCTCTTTTTTATGAGTCGCTACACGAGTAGCTGAATTTTTCTTTACAACTTTTGTAACATCAGTTGAACTTGCATTGAATCTTTTGTTTGCCTCTTTAAATTCCTCAACTGCTGAGTTCCAGCTACCAGTTAATTGACCATAACCATCTTTAAGAGCATCAAAATCTAAGGTAAAAATTCCCTTTAAAATCTTGCCTGCTCCCATACCTACGTTTTTAACTAAGGTAAACAATGCAAATAAGCCCGAATAAAAACCACTAATCCCTTTTGTAATATAAGGCAAAGCTCGCAAAGCTAAATCAATGAACGCATCTAGTAATGGCTCAAAAACTTGGAATATACCGCCAAGGATTTTTTGCATTCCAATGAATAAAGGCTCTAGCTTTTTCATTGCAGTTTCAGATTCTGAGAATGCAGCAACCAATCCACCAACTGCGGCAACAACTAAACCAATTCCAGTCGCTTTTAATGCAGAGCCGAATGATTGAGTTGCAACTTTAGCCTTGTTTAGTCCAGCTCCAAGCATACCAATCGGGCCACCTGCGGATTCTAATGAATCTATCCAGTCGCTTGATACGTTTTTAGCCGACTTAATTTTGTCTTCTAAATCATCAATCTGATTAAATAGCTTTTTAAACTCCTCAGTTCCGACTTCGGTATTCTTTAGCTCTCGCTTTAACTGCTTTAATTGAGCGATAGAACCTCCAATGTTATTGTTTACATTGATATCTACTTCGATGCTTTTTGCCATTTGTAATTTCGTTTAATTTGATTCCATCCTTTTTTGATTGTCGTTGGTAATTCATGTTTACCTTTGGCAATTTCTATCGTTTCGCTTTGATTATAGTGGTTTAATAATCCAAGCATTTCAATTATGTGCTTTATCATATTGATCTAAAATCTGTTAATAGGCTCAATGTCACCTCGCCCGTTGTTAAGTCAGTTGTGAATGTGTTGATGATGTACCTCTTGTCCCGAATGACCACTCTATCGTTGAGTTTAAGACTAGATATTATGCTGATTGGCAATACCACCTTAAGCTTGAAAGTTCGTGACTTTACAGAGTAGATATTATTTAGGTACTCATCGTAATAATCATTAAATAAAGTATTCTCTTCTGTGTTGCCAGTAAACGATGAAATCTCAAGCCCCCAGTTTAGCGTGTGATTAACTGAGCTAATTGAGGTGTCTTGTCCAAATATATTTGCACTCGTTTTTGATACCGTTGAAGAGCCATCATTAATATAATAAGTGGACACGGTTTGAAGCGTTCCGTAGTCGTACAATATAACTGGCTTTGGAATGTACTGCTGGTAGTCAGTTTTTAAAGCGTAACTAACCTGAAGATTTGTGCTATTGAATTTACTAAATAGCATATTTTCAAATGGCAAGTTTACGCTATATTCTGCCCCATCATTGTTTAATGAATAGTTTAAATTGCCGTAAGGGATAGGCGAGTTTTGCTTATAGCCTACATTTAAAAGAGCTTCACTATCCTCATAGGTAAAGTTTAGCATCTTGTATGGAGTTACTCTTTCAATATCCCAATTATCGGTTACAACGTACTGAGTTAAATCTCTTATTTGTCCATCATTGTACCAATCTTCTAGCTGAGTGATAGTAAAAATGCCAGCCGTTTCAGAATAGCAAGTCAAGTTGAACATCTTTAAAACGCCCGCAAAGAAATCCTCTGTCTTAATCTCTGGCATATAGTTTGCCAAATCAAGAATTGTATTGGTTGTTTGCGTAGTGCTTTGAATTACTTGGATATCACGAATTACGGATGTGCCATCTGAGATTGCAAAGTTTAATTCGGATGTAAATGAGAGCGAGCTTGCTGCACTTATCTTGAAAGTATAATCTCCAGATGAACGAATCAATAATTCGAATTGCTGGCTAGTTGTTGATGAGGTAAAATTTAATGCGTAAACCTTAACCCCATTGCGGTACACATAAAACACGGATGCGATACCGTTTGCCGTGCAGGTAATATCAAAGGTTTGTGTTTCAATAAATGCGCTACCTCCCTCATCCACATAAGTAAGCGTATGCGTTGGCAAATCAAATAACTCAAGCGAGCCAGTTGTACTATATTTGCTTTGGAATATAACCTCTAAATTCTCAACCTTAATCTCAAAGTTATTAGCATTCTTGCACCAAAGGAAAGCGTTAGTAAATCTTGCATCTGTCAAGAAATTACCAGTAAAAGTCACCCCTAAATTTGAGGCGATAACACCAAATAAAGTAGATAAACGAATAGCAGGGAATAAATCATTGTAATAAATAGGCGATGCCGTTTTAGAAATATCCCAATTCGTTACGCTTGTCCCAGATCCTCCATATTGCCAAACTCTATAAGAGGTAATTAAAGGCCATTTGATGTTGCTTGATGTCGTAGTTGAAACCTTTGACACCACATCAGCCCCTGAGTAAGTAAAGTTTGCAGTTGAATAATCTAAGTCTTTTAAGAATTTGCCAGCAAATGCATCCTTTAAGGATATCAAAGAGCCAAAAAATGTGATTGAATAGTTTTCTATTTGCCCATTTTTTACCGCTACTTTCTCAAGCTGAATCTTTCCCTTGCGAAATGGGATAGTGTCAAGCTCAATGTAGGCATTCTTTCGTGTCCTAGCATCAAATCCTGCCTCTAAACTATTCTCGTACCAATGTCTAAATATCTTGTTATTAGCTATTGAAGCTGGAACGGTAAACGATTGCGAAAAATCAGTAAAGATTTTGCTAATATCATTGACATCCTGAACTGAAGAAGTGATTTGAATCTTTTCATCGCTGAATAATTCAACCCTATTTGCTAGTCCAGATGCCTCGTCGTAAATATATACTGCTACAATTACCATTAAATCACATCATTTATAAGGCTAAACGCATATTGGAACTCTATTTCATAATTGATATTTCTATCTTTTAATGATGTCTTTAATTCACTTTGATTTGTTGCTACCTCAGCAGGCTTACCATCTAATAATATGGTTTCTGAAAGCAATAAATCCTGAATCAATTCGCTATAATTTTCAGCAACCCACCCAGTATTTAATCGGATAGTTTGCATTCCGTTTATATTAAACGATTTTGTCTGGGCCTTGCTTGTATCGTAATTGACTGCACTAGGCAATAATTTATAGGTAGTTCCCTTAGCTTGAATAGAAGTGCTTTTAGACTTAAAGAAAGTAAGGAATTGCCAGCCTCCGTATCGGTTAATAAATTGACAAACGACTGGATCATATTTAGGCTCACAAACTGGAGTGACTACAAAGGATTTAGTGACATCTGTGTACTCGCCAGTTGGCCTCCACTTAATATCCAATGTATTTCCTTTATCGTATTTGCTTGAAGTCGTTCTAAATGGAATCTTAATTACTCCCTTATCGCCTGTGTCATAAGTAACCGTTACCTCATTACGACCACGCTTATCCTTGTAAACGGCTAGTATCTCAGCTGGACTAGTTACATCTGCATAAACGTTTACATAAGGATAATTAGCCTCAACTATTCCCTCTTCGTAAGTAATCTCAATAGCAGTATTTGCCATCACTACAAAGGAGCTATTTGAGTCTGTCTTATTATAGCCATCCGTGTAAAGCGTGTAACCGTTTACACCTGCGTGTGTTGTCGTATCTAATGCACTTGAGTAAGTACCAACTGAAGTCTCCTTAAATCGTTTCACTTCCACATTTACCCACATCAATTCCGTAGTATCATCTGGTGCTACGTTGTCAATATACTCACGAACGTAAGGGGAGATATTATAAACGTTTGCACGTTGAGTTGCGGAGGCTATTGACTTTGCAAAGGTATAGGTTGCTTCAGTTGGCTTAGTTGAGCCATCATTCCACAAGCGCAATTCTATCTTAGAGCCTACCTGCCCAGATTCGTTTACCGTTACTAAATAAGGGCTTCTAACGTTTATTATCATTTTCCTTGTAAGTTAATATCAACAATTCTGTCTACATCTATTGCAACCTGATCAGGTAATTGACCAGTTATATATTTTTTAAATCCTGCCTCGTATGGCTTAGTAAAAAACAACGTAGGCTTTATTCCTTGCGCATAGATTCTATTTGCTATAATAAATCCAAGCGTTTTATAATTGCCTTTTTTAAACTTGCCTGACTCATCTCTTAATCTTATTCCCTTTTTCTTTGCCCATTCTGCTAACGGCCCAGCAGGTGGTCTTTTATTGGTAAACATAAAGCGTGAGTTTGGAGCTTTCTGCTTTCCGTTATTTACCATTGATGGCATTGCACCCTTAACACCCTCATCAATAAATTGACCGTAGTATTCCATTTTGAATCCTACGATTGCATAATTGTTATCTGTGACCACTTCGCCCTTAATGCTATTGTACAAGGTCTTTGACATATTATTTCGCCCCTTAGACAGATTAGCTCTTGCCTGCTGGATTACATAATTTTTGTACTGCTCAAGAAGCTTGTAGCTTTTTTCTAGCATATTGACATATCATTTGGAACTATCACATCAAAGCTAAGTGTCCATCCTGCAATCTTATTTTCAAAGCGATCAACAAATGGCTCTGCCGTTGGCTCGCTAGTAACTATTACTTGGCTAGAATATAGAGAGCCACGCATCAAATCAGATGAAAGTCTTTGAGCTAAAGTAAGCGTTGAGTTCAAAACATCTTGCTCATTGTCATTTCCTTGCCAGATATCAGTTATTTCTTCCTTAGAATCGTTCACTAAATCCATAAATAGGATAGAGATATTCATTGTGAATGTAACCTCGCCTAGCGTTGCCGTGTTTACGATGATATGATTCAATGGAAATATCGTTTGCTTAGTCAAATCAACTGCAAAAATATCGCCAATAGTAACGGTATTGACAAACGGAGTTGCTTTAAGATAGCTTTTTAATGTATTTACAACGTAGAAATATCCGTTCATCGGGTTTGCTTTTTAATTAATTTAGTTTCTAATTCATTTTTCTGCTTTTCAAATGTCAAAAATGTTAGACATTGATTAAGCGGAAGTCTGGATATTTCATCAAATCTCCTGACATCTCCTTGAGCAAGCGCATATATTGAGGAATACCAGCCCCATCGTTTGCCGAATTGCGCTTGTTCGCTAAAGTCAGAGTCTGCTGATTCTCCTCCAAATAAGTCAGTGTACTTTTCAGCAACTCGTTGCCTAAACGATAAAAAAAAACCCTAGCTGCAAGCACTACATCAAGTGGAGCATCAAGCATTTTCTCGGCATACCAATCAGATCCCTCATAGGATTCAATCGTATATTTATCTTTTAGCTTTAGTTTAATTGGTCTGTACATTACTGCCATAGAGCGATGCAAATCTCTCCAATCTGTGATATAATTATCTAAATCCATATACTCTCCTTGTGAGATATCATCAAGGTTTGGAATGAATCCGTACTCTGTACCATCTAAAACAAATTGGTTTTTAAACGGTGGTATCTTATCAAATAACTTATTTATTGCAGTTACAATTTCAACGATTTGCTTTCGTTTAAACTGGCTTACATATTTTAAATTAACATTGCAGAATATCTCAATCATTTTGTGATGCACAAAATCAGACTCTTCATTTTGTTCTGAAATGTTTAAAAATTTCTGATATTGAGAGAGCTTAATCTCGCTTAAATCAGTCGGTATCGTTATTGCTAACTTCATAATTGATAAACGTTAATTGTGAATTTTTGTTATTAGTACACGAAATACTGCCCTTTGTTGGGATTAGATAGGTGGTAGAATACGTTGTAACGTATGGCATCAAGTGCGTGATTGTAGTTGTCAATGACCAGCCCAGACTTCTTATCTGAGTAGATGTAGTTGTTAAGTTCTTTTGCAATGTTTTGGCTATTAGGTTCTAAAACTATTTCAAAGTCCTGCATCAATGCTAGTCCAGCCGTTATACTTCCAGCTCCTTTCTCAGTTGCAATGATATTACAACGCTGATTTTGAAGCTCTGCGATAAGTCTCGGCTCTGCGCTATCTGCTACGATTAATCCATTGCCACAAACCTGCTTGTTAATTACTGAAATCTCACTTGTGGTTAGTTTTGGTTTATACAAATGCTCCTTAACATAAATCTTACGTTTGTTCTTATCAATGGCAACCTCTACTAGCGTTGTAGGATCTATTGAGAATCCAAAGTCTTGCCCAAAGGATGTTTGTAAGTTGTCAGGATTAAAATTGCCGAATGACCAGTTAGTAAATACAACTCCCTCTGCTTTGTCTAGCCAACCACCTAAAATTTGATGCTGGTATTTCTTTCTGTTTTGCTCTTTAAGCGATTCAATTTGTGTAATGAATGAATCACTTAGATTGTCAATGTTATCTAAGTAGGTTGTATGTATGTAAGTCGTGTCTTGCTTTGTCGTAGATTCTCCTGCCTCCACTCCACGAGCTTCAAAAAATCTTTGATAGATAAAATGCTCCTTTGTTGTAGGGTTAAGAATTAGAATTACCCTGTTTTGCTTTGTATTATGTCTTACTGATAAATCAATCTTATCAAATACATCCTCATCTACAAGCTCTTCTGCTTCATCCAAGACAAATGTAGTAACACCTGAAAGAGATTTAAGATTAGCGGTTTGAGTTCCCGATGATGTCTTGATTCCTTTGAATAAAATTTTGGACTTAGTCTTTAGATTTATGATTTCATCCTTTGTAATTGAGAAATCATTCTCTAGTCCAGCCATTTCTATCTTCTCAACAAACTCAGGAATAATTGAGATGTGAGCCGACACTAAGGTATAGCGAGTAAATAGTATAACGTGCCCAACTTCGTACGTTAGAAGCAAAAGGAATGAGTTTAGAGCAAAGGATTTCCCTGAGCCACGACCTCCAGTTATAACGTAATACCTTGAATCGCTTGCAAAAAGCGGAATGTATTTTTTATTAAGTTCTATCACTTAAAGTTTACGATGTCTTTTAAATCGAAATCGTTGATTGTATGCGTTGTATTTTGATCAATAACTTGCTTCGGCATTCCGTAACGATATTGAAGCCAAACCTTCATTGCGTTTGTATCGCCATCAACTACTTTTTCGCTTAGCTTTAGCCAAACTGTTTCAGGTACACAGACTGCATCCATAGTTTCAATTAAAGAAAGCACTTCATCTTTCTTCATTCTTCCACTATTTGGTCTTGCACCACCTCTTTTTTTAACTACTTCCTCTTCCATTGAAAAAAATTGAAATCCAAATTAAAATAATACTAATTGACTTATATGCTGGTCAAATCTTTTTTGACTTGCATCAAAGTAATCTTTGTCTAATTCAAAACCGGTAAACTCAAAACCTAAATCATAAGCTGCTATTCGTGAACTTCCGCTTCCAAGGTGTGTATCTAGTATTTTATCACCTTCTTTAGCGTAGTTAGTCAATATCCATTTATAAAGTTTTTCTGGCTTTTGAGTCGGATGTATTTTATCAATCTGATTATGCTTGTGTATTGAATAAGTAAATAATTTAGCTGGCTTTTTTAATCCCATTGAAACCCAAGCATATTCTAAAGTTGCAAAATTAGGCATCGCTTGTTCAATAGTTTCATCGTCAAAATACTTATTATGTTTTTGTTGACTTATTAACCATTCAACTGCCGTTTGTTTATTTTTCATTGTCTTGTTCTTTAAAATAATACTCCCGATATTCTTTTAGGTATATCTCATATACACATAACGGACACGATATGTTCTGTTTGGTACAATCACCCTCATGTATTGAATTGGATGTGTCACCCATACTTTGGACAAAACTTTTTGCCCATGTTAAGTTCTCCCGTTCGATAACATTAAAGTCATCACCTTCTTGGGCCGCTATGAACTCCACAAATGTATACTTATTTCCCATATCTTCTTATATTGTAGTCAGGACAGGATTCGAACCTGTAACATTTTCGGATTACTCTTTTATAAGCTGGTTTATGCAACCTACTGTCCTTGCGTTTACCATTTCACCACCTGACTATATTTTAAAACTCATTATAAACCTTTCTCAACTGCCCAAGCATATCTCTCCAGCACGATGGGCAAGATGAATCAACAAAAGGAGTATTAAATACCGCTAGATAAATAGCTTGCAATTCTCTTTGTGTTTTTAGGCTCAAAGTATTTTGATTGCTTGAATAAAAATCCTTTAAATAATTGTAATCATCCTCGCTTAGGCAGTTTGGTTTTCTATAAGGAAACAAAGCGTTTAGTTTTTCTTTACGCTCATCGCATCCGCAGTCCCAGTCTAATGCTTTTGATAAAGCCTCCACTCCTGCTTTGATTCCTGTAACTTCGGTGATTGCTTCTATCGTATCGCCTAGCCCTTTTGATTTTCTTTTTGCCATAGTTTTAATTTTAATTTACACCTTTGAATCGTTTGAAATATATTCATCAACGGTATTCCTGATTCTTTTGCCATTTTACGCATTGAAACATTATTTGTAATGTATATCAAATACATCTTTTTATCATACCAATCCCAAGTATTTATAAAATCTTGGTAAGGTTTAACAAATTCAGCTAAATCTTCTTGATAATTATCCTCTTTTAAAGTGTATTCTATCTCTTGCGTTATCTCTATCTTATCTACTTTCTTGCGATGCAAGTCCATCGTCAGGCTTCGCAGGGTAAAATAGAAGTAAGCTTCGTTGATGGCCTTACCATGTACCCGAATGTATGCCTCCTGCACTATATCCTCTGCATAGTTTTTCTCCCCAAATCCCTCAACTATTTTAATCCAATGCTTGTGTCGTGAGTAAATCTTATGCATCCAACTGGTAAAGCTCCTTTTTAACTGCTTGGTAAAAATTTAGCAAATTATCCTCGCTTCCATCCAAATGCCCAATGAATAATTCAATCGAATATAAGGCGCATGAAATGGCTCTTTCTTTTGATCCGCAAAAGAATAGATAATTATTTACCAGACTGCTTGCTTGCTCTTTTGCATTCATTGGTTCTTTCGTATTTTCTTGGCTTTCTGTGCCACTTTATAAGCTAGGTAGAATATAACTATCAACTCGAATAAAACAAAGCCTACAATCGCAGTTATTAAATTATCCATTGAACTTATCAAGTTCGTGTTCTAAATACCATTTTGCTTTCTCAAGATCCTGCTTTTTATTTGCTTTCTTATCAGCTCTCAAGATATATTTTACTGCGTTACCTAATGCAAAATTTAATTCAAAGGCTTCAATGACATCTATTGCCTCTATTCCTTTCCCTTGATAATGCTGTGGGTGGTGTACTAACTCGCTCATAGTCACAAAGTTTAAGTAAAATTTTAATTAAAATCAATATTTAATCCATAATTTTTCATCAATATACACAACTGGGTATTTAATCCCTGCGCTCTTGTCTGATCCATTATTTCCAATGCCATTCCAATCCTAAAAAAATCTACCATTAATTTACCAGCTTGAAAGTATTGATCACTGACATCTGTGTTAGGATCGCCTTGATAAAGTTTCTGTTCTAGCTTAAGTAAATCCTGAAGCAATCCGTTTGATTTGCTTTTGAGTGACTGCTGATTAAATACACTTGGTCTAAAATCGTTTTCTATGTGGTCAATTAAAGCGTTTAATAATCCGATGTATATTACTATCGTTTCTCTTTCAGTTAGTTTCATATTAAAATAGGGTTAGCTGGTCAGTATGTTGTTTAAATCGTTTCTCGCTTGCTTTAAAATAATCCTCATCTAATTCAAATCCAGTAAAATCAAATCCTAAATCGTGTGCTGCTATTCGTGAGCTTCCGCTGCCTAAATGGGTATCAAGAATTTTATCTCCTTTTTTACCCCATTTAGTTAAAATCCATTTATATAAATAAATTGGTTTTTGAGTTGGATGTATTCTTTCAATTCCATCTTTTGCATTTGCACCAACCCAAGTTTTAGAAACTTTTCTTAGTGCACCACCAAAACTAGACCAAGCTAATTCTCCATCTGCAAAATCATTTTCTCCAGTTCCTTTATCCCAAAAAATCCAAGATGGAGTAGGATATAAAAATTCAGTCATATAATTACCACCCCATACGATTTGATTTTTTGAAACTCTAAACAATTCATTCCAATAATCCTCTTTTGGTATTTCTAAATCCCAATCATTATTGCCTCTAAATATCTTTTTCTTCCCATTTCCTAGTGTCATTTTATTTGCACCTATTCCATAAGGAGGATCAACAATAGCAAGCTCAAAATAATTATCAGGGTACTGCTTCATTCCCTCAATGCAATCCATATTAAATACTTCTGATTTACTTTTCATATCAGGTTTAGTTTAAATTTATTTAGCAACTCAATGCAGTCATCTATTGATTTAACGACTGCGTAATAATAACCGTTTGCGATGGCCTGCTTTTCAAACTCACGCTGGTATTCTGACTTAACTCCCTTTGCAGTTTTAACCTCAACAAAGATTCCTTTCCAGTTATCGTTTGAAATCATCCAAAACATATCAGCAACTCCACGCTTGACACCCTCCATCTTAAGCTTAACTGCTACAAGGTAATGTCTTTGACCTCCGTTAGGGATTGCAAAGAATGGGAACTTCTCAGCTAAATCTAAGTATCTGCAAATGGCTACTTGTAGTTTGTGCTCTTCTTGGTTTCTCATTTCATATATTTTAAAATGTGAGCTATAACATCGACTGTCCATCCGTTGCCAAGCATTCTAAATCTTTGAGTATCTGAAACGTGGTTAGTATAATTATCTCTAACAGTTTGAAGTCGCTCATATTCAATAGGCATTAATCTTCTAATTTGTGAATCATTATTTACTAAATTATCTTTCTGAACAGTTGTAAGGCAATTAGTTTTTCCATCATTTCTAGATTCTAGCATTTGAATCGTAGGAAGTCCAGACTCCCTGCTCTTAAGATTATCTGGATTCCTTCCTCTCATAGCTACAATATAATTGTTACCTACTTGAAATTGACCAGTTGTTAAGCAATCAGATTTTCCATTTATATCTTTTGGAACAAAACATTTAGCCCAATCAGCTGGCTTGTTTAAAAATCCTTTTATTAATTTATCACTTAAAAAAAATTTACTAGGTACTTCTGATTCTAAAATATGCTTTAAAAGTATTCCTCTATCTTTTGGTTGCTCTATTGTAGTTTCTAAATCTCCAAACAAACCAGCTGGCTCAAGTCCGATATTAGTCCAATATAAACGCTGGCGATTCTGAGCTGAAACTAAAGCAGAATTTATCATAATTGGCTTGACTCCGATAGCTTTAGATAAAACCTTTTCCCACTTTTCTCCCATCATTACGTTTTCAAGTAAAAAGTATTTAGGTTTAGTTTCTTTTAATAAACGCATATACTCCCAAAATAAATAAGATTGCCCCTCAAATTCGAATCCATCTGCTTTTAACTCAAGGTAATGATCAAGCGTTAAAATCTCTTGTTCATCTTTTGTACTCATTCCTTTGCGTTTACCTGCAAAGCTAAACGACTGACAAGGGGATCCTCCAATTAGTATATCAATCTTTGGCAATGAGTATCCATCAACATTTACAACTGATCCAAGTTGCTTAGTATTTGGATAGTTTGCCATTGTTACCTGTATGGCATACTTATCAATTTCGGATGCAAAGTAATTATCTACTTTAAATCCTGCTCTCTCAAGAGCTTGTTGTCCACAGGACATTCCATCAAATAGGCTTAGAACATTCATTATTCGCAAGGTTTAATTTCTCCAGTCTCAGTTAAATATGCTTTAAAGTCTGCTAAGTTTTCGATAAACTCTTTGTAACATAAGGCTTTACAAGCCATAATAAGCTGGTCTTTGTCCTGATATTTAGGTAATAATGTGGCATAAATACGCTTTTTATCTTCAGCTGATGCTTCATAAATACCAAATTGAACGATGTAATCGTATAAAACGTGCAAACCACCTGCAATCCAGTTCATTTTTATTGAACGTTCTTGGCATCGCATCATTTCCTGAGCATACATATTGGCCGAATTAATCGCTGCCATCTTTAAATCTGCATCGGATGGGATAGGTGCAACTGGTTCTACCTCTTTTTGCTTTACAATTCTCATCACTTCACGCTTTTGTTCTTGATATTTTTTAATCCATTGTACAAAGTTGCTAGGCGAAAAGAATATGACATCGTTTCCAGCAGAATTATAGTCACCATTTAAACCTCGTTTTAAGGCTAGATTTATTTCATCAATAGATAATTGCCCAAATGACTTAATATCTTCCATTAGAACCAAGACTAGGGCCTTGTGCTCGGCATCTGGTAGTGGCTTACTTCCTAGTTTTATCTTTGCCAATGAAATTGAACGCATTGCAAGGTTCATTAAATCAGCATCTGCAAGGCTTGAAACCTTTAAAGTTGTCTGAGCTGCGACTATATCCTTTTCGTATCTGGATAAACTTGACAAGTCGCTATTTGTAGGGATTAACGAAAGTTCCATTTTGTATTTCTTCTGTTAGTTGGTCGTGAACATTTTTCAAACTTATCATATTTTGCTGAAGTTTCCCTAATTGTTTTTGAGGTTTATTAGTTTCAAACTTCGAGGCATTATTTATCCAAGTTGCAATTCTTTTTTTAATATCAAAAAACTTTTGACTTGCCCATCTTTCTTTTCCTTTTTCATCTGTTTCTGTCCAGTAATTATAGAATTTCATTACCTCTTCATTATTAGAAAAAAGAGAAAGGTGTGGCGAAAGCATTTCGCTAAACTCTACTTTACTTTTATTTACTTTACTTTCCTTTTCTTTACTTTCCTTTACTTTACTTTGTTGAACGGTCGTTGAACGGTCGTTGAGCACTCGTTTAGCGGCCGATGCTTTTCCTGCCTGTATGCGTTGTTCTCGCATTTTAAAGTAAGGCTCAAGGTACACTAACATCTTAGGAGAAAAGAATTTTCCATCCTCCTCAAAATCAAAAAGCTCATAGTTGCAAATGACCGTTTTAATCTTGGCATCCGATGTGCCAAACTCTTCAGCTAATAAATCGCAGTCTGCTAATGGGTACATAAAGTCGTGCTGATCTCTAAGTGTTTCTAATAGCATAAAGTAAATGCCATAGCCCTCAATGCCTAACTCTTTTCTTAATCGCCTAATCTTTCGATCGTGCCTCGCATTAGAAAAATGCGGAAAATAAAATGCTTCTTTTTGCATAACGTTAAATAAAAAAGCCAGTCTGTGTGAGAGAACAGAGCTGGCTTAGTTGGTTTTTAACCCTAGTAAACACCGAAAGACTCTCACCCCTTTCGCTATTTATACCCAAAGATAAAAACAATTATCTTATTTTACATACTCGCTTTTCAAAGATTCCAGCAAAGTGCGGAAAGTCTTGCTCGAATTTACGAGCGTAATCAGCTGAGTAGTTATTGTTTATCTTAAACTCTCCTGTGTTTTGAATCTTGGATTCCCACCGGATGCGTTCAAAGATTGCTTTAGCTCCTATCTTACTTTGTCCTGCGCTTATCATCTGGTATGTATAATGCACAAACTCCTTGTAGATTCTAGGATTTCTTTCCTGATATTGTTCGAACGTTTCTCTCATCGGTTTTAACAAGTTTAAGTTTAATATAGTTTTCTTGTAATTGCTTGGCTATGTGTTCCTGCCATTGGTTGTATGTCATCTGTTTCATAGCCCAAAATTAAATCTATCTACCTTTGCTTCGTAATTACCTGTGCGCATATAAGCTAACTCCATCCGCACTTCTTGCCAATAGGCTGAATCTAGTTCGGCATCTATTCTATTTTGAATAATTTCATACACGCAAATTAATGCGGCCTCTCTAGTCAAATCAAAATCCATCGTAAAGTCTAGCGTGAATCTTCTGATCAGCTGGTCTGCTTTTTCTTTGGGTGTCATAGTCTTGTTAGTTTAACGATATTCCAGTTCGGGATACCAATGGTACGATTAACTAATGTAGGGTGATTAAAGATCAATGTGCGATCTTCTGGTGTGGTATCTATCAGCCTGCTGACTAGCACCTCAGTTGATGCGCCAATTTTATACTCGCACTCGTACATATCTCCAATGGATATTTTGTGCTTCTTAACCTCGAATATAAATATCTCTCTGCCTGATTCTGCTTTTAATACATCTGTTACGTTTCTCATTATTTGTTTTCTTTTAGTACCTGCTGGTAAACATTACCCACAAGCGTTTTAATATCTTGATTCTTTACTTTGCCATAGACAACTGATTGTACCATTGCTTGTGACCATTGCCGAGCCGAGTAGGGCTCAATGCCCATCTCGTTCAGCTTATCTGCGACAATCCTGTATGCCACTAATTTTTGCATCCTTGCCATTACTTTATTACTTTTTTAATTGTGGTGGTAGATGATTTAGATGGAGGATAAAAATCTTGAAGCTCGCCAGTTTCTTCGTCTAGCATTTTAACTGGAGCTTTAAGAGCCTTGCAGAATGCCTCCACTTCTTTCTGCTTTTCTTTTAAGCGATCAATATCAAACTGGATTTTGCACCATGATTCTGTCTCGCTATAATCGTATTTTACTCCGCCCTCCATTTCTGAAAAGTCAATACCGTATGCAGTTGTTTTTGATCCCTCAAACTTGCGTAAATCGCTGAACAAATGCTCTTTGATATTTTTATCTATTTCAGATGCTAGGTGTTGGAACTTTGCAGACTGGGCCGCTAGTTTAATTACGTTAATCGAATCAGCGTTTGACATCATTGCCTCCGCCATCTGCGTAATTTCTTTCTTGCTTAAATCTAAGATTTTGCCATCAACGGCTATTAAGTTAGTTTCCATATTTAAAAAGGTAGGTCGTTAGATTTTTTATCAGATGTCCAGATCACTTTGCCATTACCTAAATAGTTTTTAGGTGTTTTAGCTTCACGCTCTTCTTTGGTTTGCGACTCAAAGATGCTTGCGTTGTTACCAAATTTATCAGTCTCGTCATTGATTGTAATAGTCACGTTAAGGAATTGACCAGTCTTGCCTTGAATTAATTTCTTAGAATCGATTTTTGCTACGTTTAGCGATGCACTTAGAATAGTTGCCATTAGTTTAATTGTTGTTTACGGTTTGAAAATAATTTTATGATGTCTTGATTGCCTGCGATTTGATGCTTCTTATCTGCAAATAGCTTTTCAAGTTCTTCTTGAGTTTGAACTTGGTTAATTGCGGAGGCCCAGCTTGAAAGGTTTACTGAAGCTGGTGCGCTTGCGCCTGCTGCATCTGTATCTTTATCGGTTACTAATCCAAGCATAGAGCTTAGTGCGTATCTACGGAAGTAAGTCACACCAGATCCATAGCTCTGGTACTCATTCATTGCCCCTAGCTTAACTAAAGGAATCGTAGTGAAGCTTTCTATCTGCTCGCCTGAATCAACGTGAAATAAGATAGTTCTAATGCCATCGTTTTCAAGTAGCTGAGTAAAGCAAAGCTTGTGCTTTTTAAGTAGCGGATTAATCACGCTAAAGATTTGCGGTAGATCCGCATAAGTGTAGTTGTGTCCTTTCGTATCCTTGTGGATAATAGGGCATTCGTTCTGAAAGTCGCTAAGCGCTTTTATTAAGTTTTTCATTGAAAATGATTTTTACAAGTTTAGATTTTTCCTTTTTACATTCGTGAGCTAACAAATCTTTTGCCTCCCACAAGTCTGGATTAAATGACCAAGTCATTGTATAGTATCCAGCTTTATCTTTGAACTGCGCTTTTAAGACTAGCATAATACTATATTAAAATTGGTTTCGTATTTATCAAATTTGATATTAACGTATCCATTAGGATCAAGATTAGACTCTCCAAGTCTTGCACAAGTTGAAGCCAGTTGTTTTTCGAAATAAGCAAATAGAGTAATACTGTTTCGTGATATAGAAATGTCTACACTCCAAAATACTTTTGAATCGATGCCTGTATCTGATAAAAGCATCTCAATTTTTTTGAATAAATCTTGCATTTGTTTAGATAGTTGAAATTAAGTTAATGATATAGTAAGTAATGAATACGACTGTGGATACTAGAATCGCACCAGCGATGTCGTTTTTGTCAAGGTTTTTTAATGATTCTCTCATTGTTTTAGGTAGTTTAGAAATAGCTTCGTTGCTATTGGTATGTCAAAGGTAATACTTTATTTTAAATAAAAAATCTTTTTTAATCTTTTTTTAATGTGCAATAAAAAAGACTTGAAGCATTACCTCAAGCCTTTCTGTGTGTCTGTTCTAAACCTACTTTTGTATGAAAAAATCATTAACCTCACAAATGTACTTATAAATTTAGTTTAGTACCTACCATCATAAGATAATTTATTGGAATCTCTGGGTTTGTATTAACTCCAGTCTTGAGTGCAAAGTTAAATTTGAAGCGTTTGGTTATAGCAATATCAAATGAAGCTCCACCTAAAAAGCCTACATCATCGCTAGTGACAAATATCTTTTGTGCAGTTAGGTATCCAGTTGATGATCCGCTAATGTAAATGTCAGGCGATATTGTAAGCCGTTTATTTATCGGTATTGGTATCGTATAAAACAATAGAATGTTATTTGCTATATTCAATCCGACATCTGCACCTGCAAAGGATAGCGTGTAGTTAGCACCTGAGACTCCATACTTGCCCATAGGATAGATATAAGCAGCCGTTCCGAATCCAAGTATAGAGCCACCTAAATAAACGCCTGTAATGCCATAATTCGAAATGCTCTCTAGCTTGCCTGCGTTAAAGTTCATCTTGGTATATCTACCACTCAAAGCAAACTGATCTAGCGTAGACCAAATCATTGTGCTAATTCCCCACGATGAGTTTCCCATAAGGCTAGACTGACTAAGGCCAGCGGATGCAATGATCGATACAACATCAGAAGTAGGGGCAACCGTAAAATCACTTGAGTAAATAATCGGATTAGTTTTAGCCACACTCTTTGCCGATGATTTCTTTTCTGATTTGCTTTCGCTTTTGGATTCGCTTTTCTCTTCGCTCTTAGATTCAGCTTTAGTTTCAGATGATTCGGATTTTGTTTCACTTTTGCTTTCTGCTTGAGGAGTTGAAGATTCTGTTTTGGCTGCTGGTGCAGGTGGTGGTGTTGATGGCGGAGGCGGTGCAACTGGCGGAGGCGCAGGCATTGATGCAGCTACCGCTGAACTCGCTGCTTGACTGGTTGCTTGACTTGTAGCCGATGATGTAGCCTGTGCGACTGCTTGTTGAACGGCCCTAGTAACGGTTTGCGTTACTGCTACCGATGCCTGTGGGCAAGGAAAGTTTATAGTTAAGTTGTTTATCCACGCTTGAAGCTCGCCAGATGTAATATCGTTAGCCGTTACAATGCGATATTTGCCACGATAGACAATTGTTGTCTTGCCATTAGCAAGTGGAACGGTTACAACCGTAACCTGCCCAGAGCATGGATCAATAAAAGTCTGCGTTAATACTTGAGCCGAAGCCGTAACGGTTACAAATGTAAACAATACGACAAGCCATTTCATTTGAATAGCTTTTTCTTAATCATTCGAACGATGATTTTAGCCGATGCGTTTTCTAGTGCTTTCTTTGTGGTAGATCCGATTGTTGATTGGTTAAACTTAATCTCTGCAAAGTTACCATCGTTCATCAATGTAGCCTCTCTAGTTGTCTTTGCTTCGCCTAATCCTGAGCCTGTAAAGTATTCGCCTGTTTCTGCATTGACAAACTTAACCTGCAAGCCTAGTCTTGTTACAACGGTTTGCTTTACTCCATCCTTGAAGCTGATTGATTCATCCTCACTAACTGAAAAATCATACACCTCAATATAAACAAAGTATTGTGCAAGCTTAATCTTGCCTCTGCCATCTAGCTTATTCTCTGTGATGCCCGATTGGCTGGCTTGAAATTGCTTAACCATTCGATTTTTTATCTCAGCCTTATCTTCTGTGAATGTAAAGCGATTAGTTTCTTCTAGGAACTCGACTACGATGTTAGTCACACCAAGCCCGACACGCTTATCTTTAAGCTCTGGATAGGATGCATAAACCTCTTCACTGATTCCAAGCGATAGTAATTGAATAGGAATCTTTGGGCCATCGTAATCCATTAGAGAATCGATATTGATTTTCTTTTCAAACGAAGCCGTGTAGCTTTCAGTCTTTGTCGAAGCTATCTGCCCAAAGCAGGACAACGATAAGAGCAATAAGCAAATAATCCATTTTACCATTGCGGTGCTTTCTCTAATTCTTCTTTAGCAGTTGGAGCTTTTGGCTTTTCTTTTGCTGGTTTCTCTACTACTCTTTCTACAATCTTTGTGCCTCCGCCTGCGGATTGCTTTTGTTGCTGAGTATTGTTAGTTGTAATATTGATAACTGGTGCAGGTGCGCTAGTCGCTTGAGCTGGTTGCGCCTCCTCTTCTCCTCCAGTTAATTGCTTAGTTACAAATCCACCTACTGCGATTGCTACCGTAGATGCTAAACCGATTAAAATGCTCTTTAATGAGCCACCTGATTCTGATTCTTCTGCCATTTTATAAAATGTTTATAGGTAATTTAGACACGTTACCATCCGTATCAATTAAAATTAAGTCGTAAATGCCTGTTTTAGTCTGATCAAAATTGACAACTAAATTAGATTCATCAGCTGAAGCCGTAAATCCTTGCGCTTTTATTGCTTCAGATTCGCCTAGTTTAGACAACTGAAGCGAGTATTTTGCGCCAATAGTAGTCTTTGCCCTGATATAAGCCGTGCGATTTACTATATTATAGCCAATCAAAGCATTATTTTCTGGCTTACTGCCCAAACTTATCGGCTCTTGTATGGCAATTTGTGGCTCAGTACAAGATGCAAACACCACTAAAATCGCCAATGCTACTAAATATCTCATTGAAATAAATTTATTCCTGTTAGTTTAATGTTATCTGTATTCAGATTTATGCCTAATTGGTAGCCAGTTTTAGAGCTAGCATCCATAACTGGACTCACTTTAATAAACGTATTTAAGTCAGTTCCGTTATTAATCGAGCTGAACTTTAATTTAAAAGGGATTAAACTACCGCTTACAGGTTTTTTCATTTCCTTATCTAACGAGCCGAATTTAATCTTGCCATCTTTGTTACCAACAAACGTGTACCATGTATTTGGTAATTCGTTTGTAATGCTTTCAAATTTCAGTTTGGTAGCATCGTATATAAATTCAAATTGAAGCCCTGAAAGTGTCAAGGATTTAGTATCAATGGCAACTGGAATCTCTATCGTGTTACTAGTTACCGTTTGGCTTTTAATAGTTACATCAATAGACTGAAGTGGTTGCGTTGTATTGATTAATAAATTCGATGTAGGACTGCCAAGATTCTTTTTAAGCGATGGGATTGCGTTGCTTACAATCGTATTGCCGTTCATTACTTGCGATGAATGCGAGCGGTTAATATCGCCAATTAAACCATACTTTAAATTAAGCGGTAGATTCTTGCCTATTTCTTGCGTTTTAAAATATACTACATCGCTAGTGATGTCTTTCCAATTAGCTACACTGATAGCGTTAAAAGTAGAATCTGTAAAGGTAGGGACACCGTAATAACTATCTGTTCCAGCTTGGTAGTTAGGTTTCATTTCAACAATCGGATCAACTCCAACCGCTTGGCTAAATATCCGAACGACATCGCCACCATCAAACTTTTTGTTTTGGTTAATATCTGCCGCTAAATAACCCTGACCAGTTATAATTGATTGGCCCTTGAATGTGCCATCTAAATTTTGAGTATTGAACTCAGCTTGTGCCGTTGTAAAGTCTGAAACCGTAACCGCTGAAGCGTATAAATCTAGATACGAATCAGCATTCACACTATTATAAACACGATAAACCGTATTAGGTTGTAATACCGTTTGATCAACTGGAATAGTTCCATCGCTTAAAGCATCAAATCTGTGAATGGTTTTACGCAAAGTATCCTCAAATACCACACGATTAAGCGATAGCTGATTGATATTAGCGTTAGTTTCTAGCTTTGCAGTTACATATTTGGAAGCCGTTGGATCTAGCATTATGACATTTGTCAAAGGTATCTCCATTAGCGTAGCACCAGCCGATCCATTTTGATTAAACGCAGCTGCAAAATTCATTAAGATTGGATTCCAAGCGAAACCTGGTGCAGTTGTTTTAAGTCTAAACTTTAGCACCAAGAGCCTATCTTTTCCTAATCCACCCGATTGTATAGCCCAGTTTAGATAATAGCGTAGAATCGTTTTATTACCGTTCTGCGTGTAGTTGTATTGAGCAAAGTTGTAATTTATATTACCGTTTGATGTATTATTCTGCGATGTCTTATAATAAGTATATCCAGGATATAAATAATGAGAGTCAGAAATTTGAGATCCGTAAGGGATAATTCCACCATTCCCACCTGTACCTGTGTGATTAATGGATATAAACTCAAACGCATCGTTTTGAAATTCAAAGTCAAAATATAAAGCCCTTGCAGATATATTGCCATTACCATCTGCATTAACCACGACATCAAATACATCGCCTTTATTAATGACCTGACCGTTTACGTTTGTATTGGTGGTATCATTTTGAAAAGCCAGCTTAATAGTTTGGCTATTAGCTGAAAGGCTAATTAGCAAGAGTGCAAAGATGAATAGATTTTTCAAAGCAATTTATTAATAAGTGAGTTACACGCTTTTTTTATAGCACTTGAAAGGTTCTGCTGGTTAAATTGACCTCCCTCATCTACTAGTAATGTGGACATTGATACCTCTTCCGCTTTCTCTTCTACGATTGCCTTGCTTACTACCTTGCCTTTATGATATAAAGTGCCTCGCATTCTAACCACTACCGCATCGGTCGCACCATGAAAGATGGATAGATTAGCCTCTTTCTTAAATACATCCAAGTAAAGAATTTCTACCTTTAATACTTTGTCAGAGCCATCTGCTAAATCGTATTCCTTTACGACTAGGTATTCTTCTAAGATATTTTTAACCCCAAAGGCTAGGTTTCTATTACCAGCTAAAGCTCCAATCTGCACACGATTCTCAACTGGTGCAACCGTTATAGGCTCGCTAGGAACAAAGTGCTTATAGATGAAATAGCTTTGTACCGTAAAACTCATGCCAATGATCACTGAAACAATCTTGGCGGTAATTGCAAATGCGTTGCTCATCGACCTTGACCTTTATATTTTTTGGGCTTTTGTTCGTATTTAGAAAAAGCTCGCTTTGCTTTGCCTTTCTTTTTTGATCCGAATGAGATTTTTGAATTGCCATTTGTTGCCTTTGCCATTAGCTTAGAAGTTTATAGTATTCATTAAAGTGTTTTTGTCTGTCCGCTAAACCGATTGTTCCACCGTTTACTCGCTTAGTTACTGCGGTAACTACATCAGCCGATGCACCTCTGTCGCATATTGCCCAAAGATTGTTGCGCTTAAAGAAGAATGCAGCCGATGCTAATGGGTATTTTGTAGCCACTAAATCAGGATTAGCTAAAATATCTTCGCCTACGGTTTGATCAAATGCTTTGTAATTGTCCTTACCTGTCAATTGAATATAGCCACGACCTCTAAATTTGTAGCCATCTCCTGAGGCTTCATTGCCGTTACCCATTCTTGAAGAGTAAACACGATTAGCAATCTTCTCAGGCTTGCGCTCGTATTGCATTGCTAAGTTTACATTTGTGAAATACTTGCGGAAAATACCTAGCAATCCTTTAGCAGAATAGTTTAGGTTTTCGCTAACTGCTCTGAAGCCTCCGCTTTCGTGTCCGCATTGCGCTAGAAAGTGTGCTAGTCTTAATGAGCTTGTAATTCCAAATCTCGCTGCCGTATCTGGTATCTGATTAATTACCGCCTGCGGAATATGACCTACCAATCTGTCTAGTTTAAATCCGCTTTGAGGCACGATACTTGGCTCAGGTTGAACGATAACCTGCGGAGCGGGTACTTGTGCCACCTCTGCAAATAACTTGCCCCACGTTGCATCGCCTACAATGCCATCAGGAGTTAAGCCGTGAGCTGATTGCCAGCCTTTGACCGCTGCTTCTGTTTTTGGGCCGAACTTACCAACTGGATCAACACCTAGTTTGACCTGCAATTTAGTAACCTCTTCGCCTACTGAACCTACTTTTAAAAGCATATCTATTTTATTTTATAATAATAGCCAAATCCGTACATCGGTTTCCCATCTAAATCCACCTGAGCCTTAACATTTAGCAAAGCATCTTTCTTTGTCTTGTAGATAATGCCTGCCTCTATGCCTCTGATTCCTATTGAGTTGCTCGTATTAATTCCACCACCCACAAACAAAGATCGTGATGGCGGTAAATAGCGTGTGATAGTTTTCGTTTCTTTAATCTCAGGAATCTGATAGTTCTCACGAGTTTTTCGGCTGGTTAATTTATTTTGTTGTACTGAATCTAAAACTGCAATGTATCCGTAATTGCCTACTCGTATTGTATCGGAATAAACTAGCTTATTCATGTACAACTGAAGCAAAGCTAGGTATTGCCTTTTTAATGTAGCGTAGTTTGTGTCTGGTAGCATCTCAGGTTTAGATGCCACCTCTACAACAATCTCTTTTAATACAGGCACTTTTTTGACAATTAAAGAATCGTATCTTCTCCAAGTAGTGTCGTGAACTACTAACGTGTCGTTTGGCTTTGCCTCTCCTGCTTGAACGTGTTTAGTGTAAGCATAGAAGATTGCAATGATACAACACACAAAAAGAGCGATATTAACCTTCATCTTCAGGAAGTGGATTTAAGTCTCCTTGTAAGTTTTTCTCACGTTCTGCATCTGTTTTACGATTTGCAACTTTCTCGTAAGAAGCGATTCCAAAGCAACCAAATGTTAAGCCTGCAAATACCTCTAAGATAATTGGCTCAATAACAAAAGTTTGACCTTCTAAACCAGTTACAACATCTGCGATGCCATACACAGTTAAAACTGCAAACGATGCAAATCCTAAGATTGCTTTCTCGTTGATTTCATTGTCATCCTTGAAGATGTCTAAAAATGCCATAGTATTATTCTTTTTTGAGTTTATGTAAGATTTGTGCTTTTGCAAAAATTGTGATAGCCTCACTATCTTTTACAAAGTTTTTAAATGTTTCTTGATCAGATGAATCCAAATCTAGCACTTCGCCTTTGTTTAAAGCGACTGCCCAATCCCAGAATTTAAGAGCATCGCCTTTAGTTTGTTGAACTAATGTTTGAGCTACTAGCTTCCCAGCATTTGTGTTTGGAACTTCTTTACCATCTAGGTCAAGTAAATTGCAGTTTAAATCAATTTTCATTTTGTTTTTTGTTTTGTTTTTTGTGTTGTAAATGTACTAAATTTTATGATTGCCAAGGTAGCGGATAAGCCACAATAGGAGGATTCAAAAAGTTCACAATTTGTGCATCTAAATTCGCTTCGATTGCCTCCGTGTCTAGTGAAGCAGTAAGCCATCCTTCGACCATTTCCTTAGTAACCTCATCGTAAGGAGTAAAGCTCGCTTCGTGTGGTGCATATACTGATAAAGCTCCGTAAGTGTCAGCCGTAAAGTCTTCGTGTTGCTTCTG